TTTTTTTTTTTTTTTTTTTTTTTTTTTTTTTTTTTGAGTGGTGTCAGAAAACACGCAATCTGGGGGGTTACGCTCGGATTAAAAGCAAACCGCACCCCAAAGTGTACGTTCAAATCGACGACTCCTGTTATGCTGAGGTAGGGAATTGGGGATTCTATCTATCTAAACTATCAAGGGTTCATCTTTTGTCTGTAGTGATTCACGTTAGAAAAACTGACCTAACCATCTCGCATTCTCTCCTTTAATTGAGAAAACTACCGGTGGCTCGTCTATTTCACCGAGTTCTTCGTTGATTCTTTCCAACAGTCTTTTACAGACACCGCTGTCCATGTGTATTATCTCACGTAAAGCACAATCACAATTTACTTTACATGCCGCGACCACATCATCGCATTTTCTTACCCAGTTCAACATCTCAAATGTTGTACCTACATCCAACGGCGCTCTTATCAAGTCGGGGTAATTCACGTCGGGCATAAACCTACGTTTCAAAAACGTAACATCCGTCAAAGGAACAAGCTCTGTAAAGCTTTCCTTCTTATCTGCAGGTGTGCACTGCAAGTCATATTTTGCCATTATATATGCAAAAGTTTTATAGTTGAAGAATGATTGAATTGCTCTATGCGGAGCTATTACAGCATCGTCACCATAAACTATCAAACGCACCATTGATGCAAAAGCCAATGCTCGATTAACAAGCATGGGATTTTTCGCAATTTCTGATGCTAAAATTAGCTCATAGCCGACTCGCACATAATAGTCATTCCCTTCGCCATTCATGATAACAGTCAAAGCTACACCCGAAGGCTCACCCTGATGTTTTTGATGTAAGACATTCTCAACTATTTGATACGTATGTATCATACTTTCGACTAATAATATTCTAGCAATATTAGCCTCGCGGGGAGTGAAATGATACACTTTTCCATAAAAATCAAAAGTCATTCCATTTCCGTACGCATCGTACCATCTATTAATATCTTCACACACCTTCATCATCACATCTGGATCCAATGACCCATCAAAATTCTTGTGATCTATTCCAAATACATCACCTCCGAAGATATTAAGCTTTCTAAAAAGCATAGTCCATTCAGGACTCAAGGGATCAATACCCACCGCATGACAATTATTTATTCTCGAAGCATAACAAGCTGCTATGTAATCGAGGAAAAATATTCTAACCAAATACGTTTTATGTATTGGTGACATTGTAAATATGCGAGTATTTCCTTCTCGAATCT